ATTACCAAGAACTTCATTCATCATCTTGGCTTTAAACTGTTCTGATGTTACATATTTGTAGCCAAAGTATCCTCCACCAATAACAGAAGTTACCATAAGGAAAGAAACAATGCTGAGAACATTTGCTATTTTTTGAAACATGATTAAAGAAGCATTAATAAAGGCTTTAGCACCTATTTCTTTGATGGTGCTTTTTCTGATTCTTGGGTTAGCTCCACTGTACCTGATGGCTGGTTTGCTGACTCGTTCTTTTTCAACAATATCTCCCCAAACTGAATACCGCCCTCAACCATAACAACAAATTTTGTTTCTTGTTGAACAACAGCTTGTGCTTGTTCTAGTCTTTCTTTGTGAACTTTTAGTTCTTCTTTCCATTCAAGAATTTGCTTTTCAGTAATACTGTTCATGGTTTTTTCTTAAACTATAGCCCAAACCGCACCAGATGGCACTGTGACTGTGACTCCGTTGTTAATTGTAGGACTAACTGCTAATGCGTTGTAATCAGCAGTTAATGTATGAGAAGTAGCTATAACGGCTTTCACTTCGAGTATTCCATTTGAAATAGAAGTTAGATTTGTTGTAAGACCACCAGTAAAAGTTAAAGCTCCACTTGCTGAATCAGAAGCGTTTGACCTTAAGAAAGCTGTTGAATCTAAACTGTCTAAAGTTGCTGCATTTCCACCATCAGCTGAAGTTATATAACCTGCTCCGTTAGTAATTGCGTTGTTGTTGAGAGATATGTTTGCTGTTCCATTAAATGAAACACCAGCAATAGTTCTAGCATTTGCTAACTGTGTGGCTGTAGCTGCGTTTCCTGTGCAAGATGCTGAAGAGCCTGTTGTGTTTTGATTAAGTGTTCCTACAACAAAATCTAAAGTGCCATCTCCGTCTTGATATGTGACAGCAATACCAGATTCAGTATTGCCAGTAACCATACCTCCGACAATATCCTGTACTTGTTCGTTGGTTAAAGTTGCAGTTATAAAGCCAGCACCGTTTGTAAGCTGATTAGTATTAGTGACATTAGTAGCACCAGCAGCAATGCCATCAAGTTTTGTACCGTCAGTAGCTACATCTCTACCATCAACTGATCCATCTAAAGTTAAGTTACCAGAAGCATCTAAAGTCATTTTTATGACATTATCTATGCCAAATTTCATGGTACTACTACTACCTGTACCGCCTTTATCTGAATGGAGAACTAAATTTCCTGAGTTACCATCTATAAACGCAAATTGATTATTAGCAGAATCATTTAATTTAATACTTGGAGTACCATCAGAAGATGTTATATCTGTACAAGCTAAAGTTCCAGTTGTAACTATATTCTGCGATCCAAAGTCAGGAGAAATCTTTGTTCCAGCTACTGCTGCACTTCCATCTATTTGTGCGTTAACAAGTCCACTACTATTAAGTAAAGTTTTTATATCACTAGCTGTCTGATCTGCTGTAGCACCATTTTCTACGTTTATTATTGTACGAACTTCTGCTGCTGTAAGTTCTTTTGGAACTGCATTTCCACTATCATTTCCAACAATTCTATTACTTGTTATTACTTCTAATTTTGATAAAGACATAGAAGCATTTGAAGCTATCTTTGCATTATTGATAACTCCACTATCAATAGTAAAAGTCGCACCACTATTGCTGACAGTGACATCTCCTTTGTCTCCGTCATCTATTCCACCAGCTACTTTTGCTATAGAACCATCATCTTTTTTAAGAAATATTTCGCCTGTATCGGTTCTAACGGCTGGTTCGCCTAAAACAAGGTCACTTGCACCTGGATCGCTACCTGATGCTCTTTTTAATCTTATTTGGTTTGACATGAGCTATTACCTCCAAAAGATTTAATAGCTACCACCATCTATGTTGAAACTTGATACACTTTCGTTTTCAAGGAATGTAACAAGGTCAGACAGGGCAACCTGTTTCATCGTCCCAGCGTCATTTGTTACTAATCTATCTGCTGCTGCTAAAGTTGTTGATGTGGCAGATGTTCCACCATCAATGATGTTTAATTCAGCAGTTGTTACTGTAGCTCCATCTAAGATTGCTACTTCGGTTGAAGTTAACGCAGCTAAAGCAGCAGACGCTCCAGATTGACAACCAGATAAATTATCTAAATCAGCATCATAAGCCTGTACATTAGTTCCTATTGTTACCCCAAGACTAGCTCTTGCAGTAGCTCCAGATTCAGCAACGAAATTTGAACCATCGCCAACTATAAATACACTATTTGAAGGTGTAAGGCCAGCAATGTCAGCTAATTGTGCATCAAATGCTTGAACATTAGAACCAATGGCAAGTCCTAATGCAGTTCTTGCAGCAGAGGCACTTGTACTTCCTGTTCCTCCATCACTAACCGCTAAAGTTCCCGTTATAGAACTAGCATCAAGTTTTACAGCAATTTCAGTGGATTCGATAACAAGTCCACCATTAGCCTTAAGATCAATAGATAAAGTATTTCCTGACTTATCTAAACCATCTCCTGCTGTGATCTGACCAGCACCAGAGAATTGAGCAATCGTAAGGTTATTTGTACCAACAACAGCAGATCCTTTGTTAGACGTACAAAAAAATCCATTATCAGCATTAACAGTTCCTTGCTCAACAAAAGTAAAGAAACCAGCAGCATCAGCACCAGCAGCTAAATCTGCTGCTCTAGCAGGTGACGATCCAACAACATAAATACCGTTTTGAGACGCAGTAGACTGATCTTTAACTAATACTCTATTTCCATCAGCAAGTGTAATTCCGTCTAATGTATCGCCATTATTTAAAGCAGTTGATATTGTTATATTGGCTGTTGTTGCAGCAACACAACTATCTTTAACATCAAGTCCTTGAGAAGTAGCCTCTACAAAACCTTTAGTAGCAGCATCTTGTGTATTTACTGGATCGGCTACGTTTGTTATTGTCTGACTATTTAATGAAACTGAACCAGTTGGTGCAGCCATTTGGTCAAGTCTATTAACTCTTACACCTGTATCAAAGTCACTTATCTTGGTATGTGCAATAGATGGAATGTCAGCAGCTACTAATGCTCTAAAACCTCCAACTCCATTACTACCATTTGGTGCAGCTAATACATGATTTGCTGTCCTACTTGTAAATGTATCAACAAAACTTCCAGTACCTCCTATAGCTTCAATACTTGTAGCTGAACCATCTGCTCCACCCGTTCCAATACCAATAAATAGTTTTTTACTACCTTCAGCAAAAGCTAACTCAGCATTTTCTAAACTTGTTGGTGCTGACGATCCAGTTGATCTTTTGACTCTGATTGTGTTAGCCATTTCAGAAATTTCCTCCGTCTACGAGTTTAAGGGTAGTGACGTTATTATCTAATATAACCTTACCACTACTTTGCTGATAGTACATGATAGAATTATCAACTTTTGCACTATGATCTAGAACTAAATCAAAACCTGGTCCTTGAGGTCCGACTGTTGTTACTGTAACAACTGTAGTATCTCCTTCATTTACTGTGACAGTATTTTTTGTCGTGCTTACATTTACAGTAGTCATGCTGTGTAACCCTCTGATACAAATATATTACCTTCCAAATAATATTCTTTCAATCCACTTGGATTTGTAAGTAATACGTCATATTTTAATAAATCTGGGCTAAAAGTAGCGGTTTGAGTATCTGTTAATCCAATATCTATTGTTCCTGTTGCTCTATTTGTATAAGTTATAGCAAAGTCAGCATATTTTGTGGTTCGTGTTTCTTCCCAGACTTGAGCTTCAACAGTATAACCCACTAAAGAAATTGCAGCATTATTTGAATCTTTAAACACAAGTTGGACAGCATGATCTGATCTTCTTTGAACAGTCATATTGTATGTTCCAGGTGTTATTGCCATTAATCAGCAGCCTCAGTAGTATTTCCCTCAGAAACCCATGCAAGATATTCTTGGTAGTCGGTGTTGTCTTCTTTAAATGGAATAAAAGTTTTTTGAGTTTTTGTACTGTCAATTTTGATAACAGTATCTTGCTTGTTTTCTCTGTTCAAGGGAGTGAATTTGTAAGAAATAGTCATAATTAAATTTCGGCTGAAAAAGAAACCCCTCCACCAGTTTTATTTTTAACGACCATAGCCTTATCTATGTTTCCAAAATCATGGCTATTAGTAGCATCAACAGTAAAAACAATAAGGTTAGTGTCTGCAGCAGTATTTATTGTAAATATTGATGCTACTGTTTCGTTGCTTCCTTGTCCATAAATTGCCATACCATTTCCAATTTCTGCCATTGTTGGTGTTGTTCTCATTTTTACATTTGTTGTATGGCTTGACGCTATACGTTGACCAAAATGATATGTATAGCCAACAAACATAGGGAAGTCACCACCTAAATTTGAATCAGTAGAACCTACTTGTTGATAATACCTTTGGCAAAGCAAAAGCTCTTGTGCAAATGATTTATGCTCAAAATCTGTTGCAACGCTGCCTACTTCTAATTGAATCCCTGTCATTTCAAATGTTGCATCATTTGTTGTGTACCATGTTGTTGTTTGATCTGGCGTTCTAGTTCCACTGGCATAAGCAGCCCATTGATTTAAAGTAACGGAATTATTAGTATTGTCTGTTCCTCTTAGCATATTAACTTCAAATTTTATACCCTCACCATTGTCATTATTAAAAGTTAAATTAGAATCACCAGGAATTGTTTTTGTAACTTTTGTCCAAGTATCAGCAGTTAAAGAACCAGTTTCAAATGGATAGTTTTGTTGAGTGCCATCATGGGTCTGAAAAAGTCCATAAAAGTTTTGTGCAACACTTGATTTAACCCAAAATTGAAGAGTTACATAACTTGAACTTGATGTATAATTCCAACCAGAATTAGCTATATCTTGTGCTTCAAAACGATATTGAAATGTTATTCTATCATTACTACCAGCACCACTTGTTTGGTTTCCATTTTGAATTTTCCATGTATTTCTAAAACCTAAAGAATATGGTGTTGTTCCACTTGCAACAGTACCTTGACTTGATACTGGTGATTCATCAGTTCCATTTATTTCTGTACGCATCCGATCAACTGAAAATCCTTCACCATTAAGTTGCCCACGTTGATAACATTGCATTGCTCCGTTAATTATTAAATTTTTATTGCTTAAGTTGTTAGTAATATTGGCAGTACACGTTCCATTAGAAGCAAGAGCAATAGCACTAGTACTACTTCCTGTGCCTTGTATATTGTTGACTTTGATTGTTGACATAATTAACTAGGCTTTGGGTTGTCAGTTTTTACCTTAGCAATAGCATCTTTCCAAGTGGTCGTGCCATTAACGCTATCCCAATACTGTAAGTCTAACTGTTCTTGAATAGTTGGATAAGCAGTTTCTCTTGTATTTTTATAATTTTGTTTTGCAAATTCAGTATCAACAGCCGATATATCAATAGAAATATCAGCACCATCTTTATCCTTTACAGTAAAATTACCGCTTTCATCTTCATAAATTACATCAGCATCACTATAAAGCTGATAAATAATTCTGCCTTTACCGAAACTCATGTTGCTACCTCCGATAAAATTATAATTGCTGGGTCTTCAGTGCTTTGAGGAAAAAATACACTATTAGGGCCATTAATTCTTGCGATCTGAACAGTATAGGTTGTTGCAGATGTTGTGCTAGGAGAATCTAAAAATCCCATAGAAACAGGACTTAGAAAAAGACCACTAGGGCCAATTAAAAAAGTAGTAAACCCTCTACTGCTGTGACCTAAGTTTGTAGATCCTCTTGCTATCGTTAACGATCCACCTGTAGTACTATCGTCACATCTAACCTGACCATATACTTGAATATATACTTTGCTGTTAGCACTTGTTGGAGTAATTGAAGCAGCCAAAGCGGTATTCGTAAATACTCCAGTATTAGAACCTCTTTCTGTTCTTGTTGTAGTTGATGCTGTAACTTGTTGAATTATGACACTAGGAGCAGTAGGAAACTTAATAATTTTGTCAGAGCCTAAAGATGCTGGCCCTTCAAAAGCAACTGAACCTCCACCTGATGCTGCGTTTAGTTTAATTTTTGACATTTATGCAGCCTCCAGTGCAGCGACTTTTGTTTCTAATGTTTCTATTCTAGTTTGTGCTTCTTGCAATGCCTTTATTGCTTTCATATAAAGAATTGAATACTTAAAACTCTTATATTCTTGCTCTACACCTTCTTGCAGTTGAACGGTTGATTCTACAAGGTTAGGACAGACCAGTTCTGCTTCTTGTGCAATAACTCCAAGTAATGTAGGTTTTTCTGGGTCAACACCTTCTTTAAAATTAAACTTTCTTACTCTTATATTTTTAATATCATTCCATTGAGAGCCAGCATCAACTATATTTTCTTTTAATGTTTCATCAGACAAAGCACTAAAACTATTATTAGTGTTTGCACAATTACCGTTGTCCAGAACTCTAAATTTATCAGCAACACCATTAATACTGCATTTAAAGTGAACATATGAACCATTTGTAGTATTTCTTGAACAAGCTGCTTGTAAAACAGTTGTATTGTAACTGGTTGAACCTGCCAAAAATTGACCTACCTGTTGATTAGTGGAATTTTGAACAGTTAGTTTGTGATTTGTATTATTAGTTCCAATTCCTATGTCACCAGCACTGTCGATTCTAAAACGTTCTGCATTTGACGTATGAAAAGTCATTACGTCACTAGTATTTAGATATTGGATTCTTCCCATTGCATTGTCACCAGCATCAGCCCATCTAATTGTTCCATCAGCCGTTGTTGCAAAAGTAATTCCTCTAGGTGTACTATCTCCGATTGAACCAATAATTATGTCGTCACCAGATACACTTGTACCGCTATTGGTAGTAGTACCAATTAATAATCTCCCCGAACTATCAACTCGACACCTTTCACTTCCTCCTGTATTAATTACAACAGTATCAGATGCGAAGGATAGGCCAGTATTTGAGTCAGAACCTTGAACTGCTGGTGCGGAAGATGATCCGTCAACTCCAGAAATACCAGTTGTGCCGTTAATTGCTAATGCCATAACTATAGAATAACAAGGATTGACCCAGAAGGAATAGTAATTGTCACCGAATTGTTAATTGTTGGTGATACAGAATGTGCGTGTTTGCCAGCAGTAATCTCATAGCTTTGAGTAACTGTTTGATCGTTCTCAAATACCCATTGATCATTACCGCCACCAGTTGCCCCTGCTCCTCCTGCAACTGCTGTAAATATACTACCATTATAAATTTCTGCCTCAGTTGTAGTTGAGTTAAATCTTATATCACCAGCATTAGGGCTTCCAGGTCTTTGGGCTGTCGTACCAACAGGTAAACGTAATGCACCAGTATAATTATGAATTACACTACCAGTAAATGTAGCTCCTGTTAAATCAGCATGACCAAAGTTCGTTTGACTTATATTTCCTAAAGTAACAAATCCATTGTTATTGGCATTTGATATTTTTAATAAATTAGTAGAAGTATCTATATGAGGTTGATACGCAGCTACATTTCCTGTACCACTTGGATCACCACTACCTGCATTTAATGTTCTTAACGCACCAAAAATATCTTTTAAAGCAGTACGAACTTGAGCACCAGTACCGTTAGCTGGCTCAAAATTATTACCAGTTTCTTTACCTGTGCTTACAACTCTAGTCATCTATAAACTGTTGTTTGTTTCATTGTACTATCCTTTGCCGAATCCGACAGCTTGATAAGTAAAATGCTTACCATTAACAGGATTACTTGAGGAATCTTTAAAAACGATAGTAAAGCCAGTGCCACTTACATTGGATATTTGAAAAAATTCTCCAGCATCTAAATCTTGAGCAGTAATACCAATAGAAGGTAGATTACTATTTGCACCTAGTAATGACGAAGTTCCTACAAAAAATGAATTGGTAAAAGTTACATTTGTAGATCCATTGGCTGTTAAAAGATTGCTTTGCTCAACTCTTCTTAATAAAGTAGCAGTATAACCAAGCTGACTTATACGTATATTTTGTGCTACATCTGCACTTGTTAATTCTGTCTTAAACTTAAAACCTCTTCCCTTATAAGTTCCATTTGCAAAAGTTTGAAATGCAGTAAACGTTGGTGATCCTGATGAAGGGTTATCTGTAGTAGTAGCAACAAGTAATTTAGCATTTACAGCAGTAGCTTCTGCACCGTCAAAATCTGTCCATGTATCTATAAGGGCTGTTCTAGAATCAAATAATGTACCAATATAAAAACCTTCAGAAAGAAAATGACGTTTTAAATCAAGACTAAATACGCCACCTAAATCTAAAACAGTATTAAAAGCATATTCACCAGATGCGTTAGTAGCTGGATTGGTTAACGTAAGTGCATCGGCTGAAGCATCAAAAGTAGTATTAGTTTTTGCTCCTTGAAACTTAGGACTATCAGAATCTTCTCTTCTGGTTTGCGTAACTAAAGCCGATACATTATCAGGTAAATCTATAACAACACTTGCTTCTCCTGTACTAAATCTACCTCCATCATCTTGAAATTTTAAGATATATTCCCCTTCTAATAATGGAACAACTGCCTGTGTAGAGTTTCCAGAAAGTTTATCAATTAAATCTACTGCATTTGCAAAAGTACCTGAACCATCTAATTTTGTAGAGTGTCTAACATATACAAATCCACCATGCGTAACGTCAAGATCCGCAGATACATTCCATCTAAGTCGTACCAGTTTATCTGAAAAAGGTTCTATTGTTAATCCAGATACGTCATCTGGAACAGCAGTTTTTCCAACAGTATTAAATGTTAAATTTGAAGATGTGGTACTAGGTTGTAAAGCCGTATTGTAACTAAATACTTGTATTTCATACGTTCCAAGGGATGTGTTAAATACTTCAAAATCTGGACTGGATACAGTGGTAGAAACATAGTTACCATTATTAAATCTATAATTAACCTGATATTGAGTAACACCTACAACAGGCTGCCAACTAATAATTAACTTAGATACTGCTCTATTATTAATTACAACTAATTTTTCTTCGGCCATAAGAGCAGAAGGTGCTGGTTTTGGAAGGTTTAAAACTGATATAGTTCTTGCAGGTAAAGCAGATCCATCTTCAATAAATGCATATTTTTCATTTACATAAGATAAAGCTGTAATTGCATAATTTATTCCTTCAGATTCTTCAACTGTTATCACTCTAAATTTTTGAGTCTTAACTGTATCATTCTCAAGAATCCATACTGAATTAGCGTTTGGTATTGCACTAAAACTTGGGCTTACTTGGATTTCTCCACCCGCATTTCCTCCACTTACTACTCTTGTTTCAGTAGTGCCATCAGGCAGTATTACAGAAAGTTTTGCATTATTTGTTAAATCTAAATCACTACCTGTTTCACTATCTACTGTCACAATACTTGCAGTTGCCGATTTAATTCTCCCTCCTCTTCTAAGGCCAGAACGGACAGGATCAGCTATTTCTATAACAGCACCAGGTCTTACAACAACACCAGAATCTATAGAAGTTGCAAATGCAACAATCTCACTTTCATTTTGCTCGGTAAAAAGAACTGCTCTACCAAGCCGAGCAGCCTGTCCTCTTGAAGTACAAGCAAATGCTTTTACCTGTTTTATAATTACTCCAAATTTAGCTATTGCAGCAGCATCTTCTACAACTTCAAAGTCTATTTCTCTAGTATCCATATTAAAATAAGACACAGAAATTACTGTATGCCTTGTTTTTAAACTACTTCCTGAGTAACTAAAACCTTCTGGAGTAACATTTGCCAAAGTAAACAAATAGCTTGCGTCTTTCGGACTATCTTGAGCTAGAGATAAAGTACCTGCTGACCATATTGGCATACACCTCATTGTTCCAGCTAACTCATTGATAATATCAAAAGCTTCACTTGCTGCTTGAATGTTTACATTACAACTAAATCTAGCTTCCTGGCCTCCAAATCCATCTGATACCAAAGTATTTGCAAATTTACTAGCTGTTACAAAAGAAAATAAATCAATGGAACTATCTCCAATATGATTACCTAATCCATATCTTGTATCGGTTAATAGATCAAGAAGCACCATCGCTGGACACGCACACCATTGAGCAGCACCCATAACGCCATTAAAAATATAATTACTTGGATAAGATATGCGACCTGTATTAGGATCAACAATTGGTGTACCTGAGTTATTAGCACCTGCACCTGGTATTCTTATTTTTATTCCTCTTACACGAAACTTTCTTGTTGGTACTGATTGAAACTGCATTGAGTCCAATCGAAGAGAAGTATAAGCACTGTTAGCATAAGTAGAAGCATCATCTATAATCTCACCGTAGCTTGTCCAATTAAAAGCATTAATTAAACTAGAACTTGTGCTATCTGCTGTAATTCTTTTAACTCTTATATCCACAGGAAATGCACCTGTGAGATTGACTCTGTAGTCTCTTTGGTACGCATCAGCAGTTCTACCTGTAATAGTGTCATTAATTACAGCACTAAAACCACCTCCGTTATATTGAACTTGTATTTGTAAAGATACAGAAGATCCTAATAAATCTCCATTTTCTTTTGCTTCCTGCATTTGAGGAAGAGTGATTGTAATATTTACAGCGTCAACATTTGTATTAGTTATTTGCCGTGTTACAGGAGTACTGGCTGTAACTTTTACATTTACAGCTTGTATTGAAGAACTACTTAATATTCCATTTATTTTTGTTTGATTAGCAGTGCCAAAACGAGGTCTAAACCTTACATCTTGAAAGTTAAAATCATTTGTTGAAGGAGAAACAGAATTGGCTTGTGATCTTAAAATAGGAGTATCATTTAAAAATACGTCTTTAAGAGCAGCCTGATTATAATTTCCAGACCCTTTAGAATGACCTTCTTTTGAAGGTGTTTCAAAACCTTCTATCTCACCTTCGGATATAAGATCAAGAAAAGTAGCAAATTGCCTACTATGTAAAGTATCAGGAGTTCTGGTCGGAGCAGGGGGAGGTGGGGGAGCACCACCACCACCACCGCCACCACCGCCACCGCCAGCACCTTGTATATTTTTTGGAGCGTCTGTCATGCTTGTACCTGCTGAGTGTCAACGGCTCCACTAATAACCACTGAGCCAGTCACCATAGTTCCAAAAACCAAAGGAACGCTAGTTCCTGCTCTGCTAGTATTTTGTGCTCCAGAAAAATTAAATGACAATCTAGGGTCTTCTTCACTTTTAAACTCTTTTAACTTTGGCATTGGAAACAACATATCACTTACACCTGATAAGACAAGAGCACCACCCAATGCTAATGCTGCTTTTGTTATGGGCATGGCTGCTGCAAAAGACCCTGGTGCGACAATAGGACTAAAAAACGATCCAGTGCTTAAAGGTGTAAATATAAAAGCACCTGCAATTAGAGCAGCACCCAATAATATTTTTCCAACACCTCTACCAGCACCAGCAATCATAGGAACTATATGTATATCTTCCTGTCCTATTGGGTCATGTATTTCATTTTTGTCTAATATGTAATTACCAATTTTTACCTGATAATATTTTGGATTCATATATTTTTCTATTTGAGGAAAATTATTAACAAGAAAACTTATTGCTTTAGGTAAAGTATTAGCTTCTATTTCAAATTCTTTATGTCCTACAAACTCTGCAAGTTCACCATATAGTTTTATTTTACGAAGCATAGCGATACCTCTTTCCTGTACATTTTAACAACCATTGTGAATATGGTTCTTTACAAGATAGTCTATCGGTTAAATGATGTAAAACATTATCTCCTAAAAAAATAGCTACATGATTTAAACCATCTCCTAAAATACTCATTAATAAAACATCTCCAGCTTCTAAAGGTTCTTCGGGTCTAAGTTCTCTAAAACCTGTTCTCCAAGCACAGCTTTCAAATAAAGGACTATTTGCAAATTCTTCTGGGGTTGTAGGTCTAGTCCAATCTCTTAATTCAATATTCTTCTCTTCTTTATACCAATCTCTTACTAAACTCTAGCAATCAGTAACACCCCAGACCCACGGTCTACCTAATAAAGGTGGTTTATACCCACAAGGTTCTAAATACCCCCACTGCTCTGTTTTAGGATTAACAATATGCCACGGAAGTTTGCTTTGTTCACAACCAATTTGATCTGCCTGACTACCTACTGGAGGTGTTATCGGATGACTATGAACAACAGCAGTAATCTCACCTGTATTATCTGCTTTTATATAATCTTCTGGATCAATTATGAAACATTGATGATCTGTCATAGATAAATTACGACAAGGATAATATTTTTCTTTTCCTTTTACATTTAACAACAAACCACAAGATTCTTTTGGGTCTTCACGTTTAGCATGAAGTAGTGCTTTATATTTCCAAGTCATACAATAAACGTACCAATAGAAGGAAACTCAGTTCTAGTGCATTGTCTACCTGGGATTCTTATTCCAGCAAGATCAGTAGGAGCAGCTAGTTCAAATTGAACAACCTCTCTATTTTCTGCTGATTTTCTATCAATTTTATATACTTCTTGTGGAAATTCTGCTGTAGGATCTGGTGTTCCAAGTGGATTTGTACCTCCAGGAAAATTAACAGCGTCAAGAAATCTAGCCATAGTCCTTATTCTAGTAAGTGTGGCTCCTGTTAAATCATTACCTGTTGTTACCTGATTTACATTTAAAAGAATAGCTGTAATAGTTCCTAAAGCATTACTAATAGTCAGAGTAGGTCTAGGTAATTGACCTTTTTGAAAAGCAAAACCTTCTGCTTGTATTGGCATTTTTAAATATTGATTACCAGCCCAGATAACATCCCCACTATCATTTAAATTACTACCATTATGAAATCTATAAATCTGTGAAGAACCGTGTATAGCGGCTACTGTTTGCAACGTAAATAATTCAATAATTGCAGAGGGATTTACTTTTTGTAAATCGCTGATAATAGGAGCAGTGCTCATGGTTCAAATACCTCTCTAAATGTTGCTTGAATTGTTGCTCTATTGTTAAATGGTATAGATTTTGACCAGTTTTGACAAACAAATTTTAAGGGAGCAGTTTCCCCAGGAGGAGTAAAATTAAAATGGTCACTATCATTTGCTCTTGCATCTAAAAAAGTCTCTATAGTATCTGCTTCACTTTCAGAAACATTAAAAGTAAAATTAAAAACTTTTGGATTTTGATTTTGTGCGAGGCCAAACAATAATCTATGCTCAAATCCATCAGCAAAAACTATAGTTCTAGTATTTGGTGCGGATCTTTTTTGTTGACCGTATATAGGTTTTATCGAAGGAAAAGTTTCAGCCATTATGAAAGTAAACCTCCAGGTCTTTGTTGCTTAATTAATTCTGATTGTATAGCAGTTGCCATTAGTTGACCAAGCTGTCTACTTTGATCTTCGTCACCTTCAACAGAAGAACCAGAAGCATCTACATTTACAACTATATTTGTTGGTCCTCCACTTAAATTATCATTTGAAGTTATACGGCCACCTGCATTGGGGGTAAACATTTCTGGGCCACGCTCTCCAACCATATAACTCTTACCAGTACTTACAGGACCACCATTGGCTCTAAAAAAGCTAGAACCAGGAAATAAACCTGTTAATAGGGAATTTACGCCAAAACTAATTAGTTGTCTAGATATTTCACCAAATACACTACGAGCTACATCTCCTAAAGTCCTTGTTCCCTGGATCGCACCATCAATAGCACTTACTATCCCGTTTTCTATAGCTGATCCGATACCTTCATATAGTGCTTTAAGTTTTATTTCTTGTTGAGTTAATTGCTCATTTATCCTTATTCTTGCAGAATCAATCTGTGCCATTGCTTTTTTGACCAGTAGTATCTCTTCTTCGACACTCTTAGCAACTCTTAGTTCTTCTCCTAATCTAGTTTGTATTCTTACTTTTTCCAATTCAAACTGTAGTCTTCTGGCCGTTTGTTCATCTCCATTGTTTAAAGCAGCCGTTATTTTTGACTGTATCTGTGTTTCTTTTGTTATTAAATTAATTCTTCTTTGTATCTTTTCGTTTCTTGATACCTCTTTTTCATCAATTAGTAGCAGTTGGTTATCTATTTTAAATATGCTTTCACGCAACTTATCTGCAAAGTTTTTGGTTATTTCTGCACGTACACCATCATCTTCCTGACCTGCTAGAGATTTAGCTAAACCTCTTCTATTATCAATAGCAACTATCTTTTTCTGTAAGTCTAAGTTTTTCCTTTGTGCTTCAAATGTTTGTGCTGCTTTTCCAAATGTTTTTTGTTGCTCAATAGTAAACTTTGTAAAATTGGCATCTCCCGTTAACCTAAGTTCTCTTGTAAGCTCTTTTGCTTTACCGATAGCCTCCTGTAGACGCTTATTGAATTTTTCAAAGAAATCATCAACAACACCTAAGTCTGGTATCAAACTTCTAAGAGTAGATACTCCTTTATTAAATGTTTTAAATACCTCAGCAACTAAGAATGAAATAGTTCCAATCCCTGTTAACAATGGTCCACCAACAATAGCTAAAGTTGTACCAGCACTATTAATAAGTTCGCTAAATCCTGCATTTAGAATTTGTACCTGTCTGTTTACATCTCTGGTTACATCAGCGTTAGCACCTGTTCTTCTTTCTACTTCTCTAGCTAATATCGCTCTTGCTTCATCCTGTCTGCCAAGTTCTTTCAGTAAGTTTACCTGTGCTCTCAGTTCTCCGCTAATTATGATGCTCTGCTCTTCTAACTTATCAAAACTTATCTGATCTATTGCATCGCCTAGAGAATTTGCTCTTCTTACAAGTTGCTCAAGTTGAGTACCTATGGCACTACCAAATATTTGTGCCCCAAACTCTTCCCCTGGCTTTGCTCCAAGACTACCGAGAACACTACCAGCAACAGATCCAACACCTCCACCAAATAGTAGGGGGAAACCTGCACCGAGTAGTCTACCTTGTCTTTGTTTTGATCTCTGTCTATCTGATTGTTTTTCTTCCTGTTGTTGTTGCCTTATTCTTTTCTTACGTACATTTAACAGATCTACTTCCATGCGAAGTCTCTGCTCTAGCTGATCGTTTATTTTTGTATCTGTTTTTAGTTCTTCTTTTTTATCTTTTACTTTTTTCTTGGGTTTGTTTATGCCAGCAGCAGTATCCGATGCTTTCTGTATGTCTGCATTTATCTTTAACTGTTTACCTATAGCCTGACTTATTTCTAAGAAGTCTTTTGAGTTGACTTCAGCCAGTTCCAGCATCCTGTTAAGGAGACCCATAGCCTCTCTACCAGCAAGCATAGTTTTTGGAAATGCCTCTATTTCTTTAAGTCTGGCTTTTACGTTTGCACCAGAAGCACCTGTGTTTAACGCTTTATTATCACCACTTGCCATCGCAAAAGCAACAGCTTCCATTCTTATCTTTTTAAAATTACCTGCAAGTAAAGCAGTTGCCTTGTTTTGTCTATCGGCTGCACTATTGGCTGCGTCAAAAGCTGCTCTTACCTGAGAAAGTTGATCTCTTACTTTTCCTATGGATCTTCCGAATCCATCAGTTCTGAAAGGGTTAAATAATTTTGCAGCTATCTCATTACCTTTTTCTATTTCTTTTCTTAGCTGCTCCATTCTTTTTTGAGCAGCAGAGGTACGTATTTTTACAGGTTTTTTACTTAATCTATCTACAGTCTTTTCTAACTGAGCTATCTTTTTTAAAGAGTCTTTTAACTCTTTATCTATCGTTTTTATTCGTATATTTATATTCTTCTCTGCCATTTCGACCTAAATAAACGAGTATATAGACTATTCTACCTTGATTTGGGTATAACGCTCCTTCTTTTTGCACTATCTTGTGCTTTTTCCTGTTCTTCGTTACGTATTTTATAAAAAGCAGCCCATCCAACCATTTCTTCCATAGTCAATTTACTACACAAATCCACTACTGTTATTTTTAGTTCGTTTGCTAAAGAGTATATAAAGAACCAGTCAGGGTTAGCTTTTCAATTCGGCTTTAGCCTCATCTACCTCCTTTTCTGCTCCAGCTTGTAACATTTCCAGTTGTATTTCCTGCAAAATGCTGGCTGCTACTTCTCTGCGTAAAGAAGCTTTATCTCCGTCAGAAAATAAACGCTTACCTCCTTTATCTAGTGCTTTTTCTATCATTAGCTGTAGAGCAAAATCGTTATTATCTTCTGACCCACTCTTTTTCTGAATCATTTCACGTTCAGCTATTGTAAGTGGATGCCAGTAAATAGTAAATAATACTTCTCCATCAGAACTATTAATATCGTATTTATAGAGTTGACTTACTCCAAAATTATTTTTTAGTAGATCAATAGCTCTGGTCATAATTCTCTTAGATTGCTACTTTAATATACTACGAATTAGCCGAAAAAGCACAAGATACAATACCGAGAAAGTGTGATCTATCCTCTACCTCTATAGGTATCGGTCCACTTACTTCCCCCACTCTAGGTTTACAACTAAAAGTATCTGTATAGTCAGAAGCATTTATTGATGTCAAGCCAGATATTACAAGTTCTCCTACAGCAGATAGCACAGAAGTACCCTTATTTTTAGGTACATAAATATTACATTGGACCGCACCAGAATAATATGTAGAAGCAGCTCCGTGTGTTTGTACTGTAGCTTGGTTAAAAGTTACCGATATAGCTACATAAGTAATAGTTTTACCTGATAAAGTTTGAGGAATATTATCATAAATAAGTTTTACTGTTGGGTCAGAATCATTTACTGAGTCTGTTATAGCTTTTTCAAAAGCTGCTCTTGCATTTACTAAAGTCATAATTTTGTAAATCTACGTCCTTTTGCTGGAGCTGTTCTGCCACTTTCAACTCCAGGAGACAGTACTTGTCCTGTAGATATTCTAATGTCAGGTTTTCTCCTAAATACCATATCGGCTATCTCTGTTATTTGTTCAAAGTAGGGAACTATATTGCTGTTTGGAGAACCCAAAGCGTAACTAGCATAATTAGCTGTATTTCCCACAAATGCAGTCTCCCCAAACTTAAATCTAGGTCTGGTTGTGTGTCTGGGTCTTATTATTGGAGTTCTGTCTAAGCCTCTTTGTCTATCTGACTTTACTTGTGTCCAAGGTGACTCCAATGGATCTACTGCTAAAGGTCTTGCTTTATCCGCTTTCCAACTCGAAGCAAAAAAGCCTGTATATTGTGGGCTTTGACTAGGTAGATCATTTAAAAGTGTTAGAACCAAATCATTGAAAGCCTGATTAAGTTCTGCTCTTGTTTCTTTTTCTATTTTATTTGTGAAGGGAGTATCACTCATTAGAACCTCACTAATAGAGTAAACAGGTAAGTTTGACCGCCCTGTTTTGTGTCAATGTTTACGATCTGTGCAGTTCTAGTAGATCCTGCATAAGTTAATACTATCTCATCCTCCATGTTTGGTTGAGTATCTCCTATCAGATCAGGTGTTATATAATCTTTTGCCTGCCTTATTTCTACAGATAGATCCTCTTCAGATCTAACAAACTCTACGGGTACTTTTAAATTAGAGTATGTTGTATCGACTGTTATCTGTTCACCTGTATCTACGTTATAGCTTGATACTCCTTTCTTTATGTAGGATATAGTGCTATCAAAAGAACTGCCTAAGTCCGAAACAACTTGTTTGGCTACACTTCTAAATAAACTATCTAGTTGTCCTGCCATTATCCTCTAACCACTCTCATTTGAAAACTACCTGCTCCACCCAGCATATATGCTCCAAGGTAACTTTGTAACCAAGGGTAAACATCCATAATATTATTAACAGAACCAGTTCCCTGACTATCGGTATTATATTTAACTTGTAGATCACCCAGTTTTACTTCACTAAAGTTTCCATCTTTACCTGTAGTACCAGTAATAGCTCCAGTATCATTTGCCAGTGCTCTAGCTAATTCATATTGTGCATACTTAATATTGTTTGGAATTGTAGAACAAGCCAATTCAACACCATCTACCTGATAATTATTTCTAGGGAATCTTAAGGCTTGTCCGTCATCACATCTGTTGCCGTAAAATACGAAGCTGTCGATCCATCTAGTAGCTGATATTAATGATCTGTTCTTTTGGTCGTCTGTTTTATTTGTCCAAGTTGAAGAATCTGGTACTGTTTCAAAATAAGTATTAGCTTCTGCCAATGTGACATAACTATTAGCACTAGCTCCTTTTATTGTTGCGTCTATAGTAGCTGCCACGATCTATAAAGTAATTTAGTTTTATTGTAGCGTAAAGAAAAAACCCCACCAATAATTGATGAGGTTTTATGACCACTAATTAAATA